AGAGGAAGCATATGAAGGTGGTGTCGCTGTCCGACCTCCTGGAGCTGCTCGAAACGCACTGCGGGGCGGTGATCGTGTCAATGACCGCCCGGACCGAGCCCAAGCTGCTGATGCGATCGCGGCGCACGCAGGAAGTGGGCCGGTACCCCGACGGCATCGAGAAGCTGGTCAAGGGACAGTTCCTGCTGGCCAACCGGTACCGGGACAACGTGCGGGCCCAGCGGCGGCGCGAGGGCCACCCGACGCCCAATAGCTTCCGATCGGGCAAACTGTGGGCCGGCAAGGGAGAACGGGTCGGCCGGTTCATCGCCCGGCACGTGGAAAGCGGCCGGCTCTATGTCGTGGCCAGGCCGGCCAGCGACGAGCACGGCTACCCCGTGCGGATCTGGCAGCGGTGGATCGACCTGGCCACGGGCCGCGACATCGCCGGCGACGAGCTGGTGGAGCTGCGGCGGGACTGGCTGGCCAACCCGCCGACGATCTCGCACAAGCAGCAGTTGGCCCGCCAGATCCCCTACCGCACCTATCACCTGGTCTCGATCCACACGCTGAGATTCGGAGGCGAGAGCTACCGGCTGCGATTCGATCGGCAGCCGTGGCTGCTGGACGTGCACTGAGGACGGCAACGAGAAGAGGCACCGATGAATGTGATGGAATGGTCGGCGGTCGTCGGCGCGGTCGTGGTGACCGTGGGCGGGCTCGGCGGCCTGGTCGGCTGGATGATGAGCGTCTACTGGAAGCTGGCCAGCGTGGATACACGGCTGGCCGATCTCAAGGTCCAGATGATCCTGGATGCGGCCGAGCACAGCAACGAGCATCGCAGGCTGTGGCAGACGCTGGAGGGACACGAGGAGCGCATCAGGCACGTGGAGCACCTAGCCGATGCCTAAGCGCCCCAAGCGGATCTGCACCTGGCCCGGCTGCCGGCGATTGGTGGATGGGAGCCGCTGTGCCGAGCACGCGGCCCGCGGCAAACGCGACGCCGATCGCCGCAGGCCCAGTGCCGCCAAGCGCGGCTACGGCAGACGCTGGCGCCGGTACGCCCACGCCTACCTCGCCGAACACCCGATCTGCCGCCGCTGCGCCGAGCCGTCCGAGCAGGTCGATCACATCGTGCCGGTGAGCGGGCCCGAGGATCCGCTCTTCTGGGAGCCGACCAACCACCAACCGCTCTGCGGCTCCTGTCACAGCGGAAAGACGGCCGCCGAGGATGGAGGCTGGGGCAGAGAGGGGGGGCGGGGCAGGGAAATCCCCGCAGGGCCCTCGGCGTAGACCGGAGGGCCCCTTCGCGTGTTTCTTGGCGAGTTTTGGGGTGGGGGGGTTTTGGGGGAAGGGATCATGAAGCGAGGTCCGAAGCCGGTGCCGAAGGCCGCGAAGCGGCGGCGGGGGACGTTCCGCGCGGACCGCGACGGCGGGACGCCGGAGCCCAAGAGCGAGAAGCCGCGGCGGCCGGCGTGGCTGGGCAAAGAGGCGTCCCGGCACTGGACGGCGATCGCCGCGGAGCTGGAGGGCATGGGGGTGCTGGCCCGGGCCGACCAGGTGGCGCTGGCCCTGCTGTGCCAGGCCCTGGCCGATTACCTGGCGGCCCGCCAAGAGGTCGCCGAGCAGGGCATGACGTTCCTGACCGAGAGCGGTTACGTCACCCAGCACCCGGCGGTGGGCATGATGAACCGGGCTTGGGAGCGCGTGGTGAAGCTGGCCCGCGAGTTTGGCATGACGCCCAGCTCCCGCGCGGGGCTGAAGGTGCCGGGCAAAGAGGCCCCGGCCGACCCGCTGCTGGAGATGATCATGAAACGCTACGGGAGCTGCCCCAACTGATGAAGCGCATCGACGAGCACCCGAAGGTCACCGCCTACGTGCGCGGCGTTCTCGCCGGCGAGATCGTCGTCGGGCGCTACGTCCGCCTGGCGGTCGAGCGATACGAGCGGGACAAGCGCGACGGGGAGGCCCGCGGGATCTGGCTCGACGCCGAGGAGGGCCGCTTCGCCATCGACTTCATCGAATGCCTGAGACACTCGAAGGGCGAGTGGGCCGGCGAGCCCTTGCTGCTGCAGCCGTGGCAGGCGTTCATCGTCTGGAACCTGTTCTCGTGGAAGCGCGAGGATCACCAGGGCCGCGGCAAGCGCGCGGGCCCGGGCGTGCGCCGCTTCAATACGGGCTTCATCAAGGTCGCCCGCAAGAACGGCAAGAGCACCATCGGCGCCGCGATCGGCCACAAGCTCTTCGTGGCCGACAACGAGGCCGGGGCCGAGGTCTACACCCTGGCCACGAAATTGAAGCAAGCGAAAATTGTGCATGATGAAGCAAAAAGAATGGTCAAGCGGTCGCCGTCGCTGAACAGCCTGGTCGAGGTCCTCCGCGACAACCTCTCCATCGACGCGACCAACAGCAAGTACGAGCCGCTGGCCGCCGACTCCGACACGCTGGACGGCCTGAACACCTCCGGCGCGATTCTCGACGAGGTGCACGCCCACCCGGACCGCGGCCTGTGGGACGTGATCGAGACCTCGACCGCGGCCCGGCGCCAGCCGCTCATGGTGGCCATCACCACCGCCGGCCTGACGGTCAACCCGGAAAGCATCTACTACGAGCTGCGGGAGTATTCGATCAAGGTGCTCGACGGCCTGGTCACCGACGATACCTGGTTCGCCATGCTCTACGAGCTGGACGAAGGGACCTACGACGGCGAGGGCCAGGTGATCTCCGCCGGCGACGACTGGACTCACGAAGAGAATTGGCCCAAGGCCAACCCCAACCTCGGCGTGTCGGTCAAGCTCGACGACCTCCGCCGCAAGGCCAAGAAGGCCCAGGAGACCCCGGCCGCCGCCCAGAATTTCCGCGTGAAGCACCTTGACGAGGAGGTCGAGGGCGCCAACGCCTGGCTGCCGGTCGGTCTTTGGGACGCAAACGCCGGCGAACATCAAGAAAACTGGTACGGCCCGGAAGGTCTGCGGCCCGAGCAGATCGAGCGATGGCGTGGCCGAGCGGCATGGGCCGGCGCGGACCTGTCCAGCGTCTCCGACCTCACCGCCCTGGTGCTGGCCATCCCCGACGACGAGGGCTTCGTGGACCTTCTTGCGTTCTGCTGGTGCCCCCGCGACAACGCGATCGGCCGCCAGCGCGACCGCCGCGTCCCGTACCTCACGTGGGCCGAGCACGGCCTGCTGGAGCTGACCGAGGGAGACAGCGTCGACTACGACCGGATACGCGCGGTGCTCCGGATGGTCCGCGACGACTGGGGCCTCGACGTGCGGGAAGTGGCGGCCGATCCGCACAACGCCCGGTACGTGCTCACCAAGCTGGCCGAGGAGGACGGCTTTGAAGTGGTCGAGCACCGGCAGGGTTTCTTGTCGATGAACTCGCCGATCAAGACCACCGAGAAGCTGCTCTTGGACAAGCGGATCCGCCACGGCGGCCACCGCGCGCTGGCCTGGTGCGTGTCGAACGTGGTGGTCGTGACCGACGCGGCGGGCAATAAGAAGTTCGCCAAGGACAAGGCCCGCGAGAAGATCGACCTGGCCGTGGCCGCGGTGATGGCCGTGGGCCGCGCGGTCGAATCCCCCGACGACGCCGGCGGCGGAGTCTTTTACGCGGGGGATCCCGAATGAGCTTCAAAGGCGTAATCGCGCTGCTGGGTCTGGCCCTGATCGCCGTCGGCTGCCAGCAGCAGTTCGGCGCGGCCGTGGCCTGCGTCGTCTCCGGCGCGATCCTGCTGGCCTCGGCCGTGCTCGACGCGATCACCGAGGCCCGCGAAAGGAAGAAGAGGTGATGGGCGGCCGAGTGCCAAAATGGCAGCCGCGCCTTTGCGCCTAATGCGATCCGAGGCCCCTGCCCGACCCAGAACACCTACGGATTCACCCCCTCACCCAGAAACGACATCCATGATCCTCGACGCCCTGTTCCCCGCCAGCCGACGCCTCTTCGCCGCGGACGCCGCCGACCGCCGCCCCGCGCCGGACGACGAGTTCTGGTACGGCCCCGCCGGCTCGCTGGCCTCCAGCGGGATCAAGGTCACGCAAGAGACGGCCCTGGCCATCTCCGCCGTGTTCGCCTGCGTGCGCCTCTTGTCCAGCGCGGTGGCCACCATCCCGCAGAAGGTCTACCAGCGCCTGGGCGAGGACCGCAAGCGCCTGGCGGCGGAGCACCCGAACTATCGCCTGCTGCACAACAGGCCCAACGTCTGGCAGGTGGCCGCCGAGTATTACGAGCTGGTGATGGTCCACTGCCTCCTGCGCGGCAAGTTCTTCGCGCGGATCGTGATGGGCTCACCCGGCGTGATCGACCAGCTCGTGCCGCTGCACCCCGACCGCGTGCAGCTCGAGCAGCTCGCCAGCGGGCGCCTGAGGTT